CGGTGTAGGCCATCAGAGCATTCTCGACACCGCGCAGCTCGAAGTTGCTGTCGTTGACGATCGCTTGGTTCTCGCCGAACTGCCGCATCTGGGACTGCTTCTTCCCGAGGATGAAGAGGGTTCCATCGGTGTTGGGCGTGGGAACGAGCTTGATGCGCGGGACGCCGGCCTCTCCGTAGGAGACTCCGATGACTCGGGTCCAGTTGACAAAGTTGCCGGGGGTAGACTTACGGGAATCGACGTTGTTCCAGGTGTTGGGATCGAGCTGGAAGAAAGAGACCCATTCCGCGGCGGGGACTTCGATGCCATCGGTCTCGCCGTCGATCGTGAATCGGATGGCGACCGGGAAGTCGAGGAACATGTTGTAGCCGGTACCTGAGGCGTAGGTAGCGGTTACGGTTTGGTCGAGGGTGACCAGTTCGTTGCCTTGGCTGACTGAGCGCGAGATGACGCCGAGGGTATCGTTCCAGAGGCACGAATCCCAGATCATGGAGTAGCGGCGGATGCAGAACTTCTTGGCCAACGCGAGGGTGTTCGCGTCGGTGAAGGAGAGCTTGTCGCAAGCCGCTTGGGCTACTTCAGAGGGTTTCATGCGAAGTACTCTTGCAAGATCATCGTGGAAGAGGTCGATACCGTATTGTCGTTTACAGCATAATTAAGGTACAATTGCTGTGCGCTTGTTGGACCGTAGTTATGGATCCGATATGTTACAGGAGAAGTGGTGTTTGGACTATCAAGGAACTGGATTATCTTGTTACTAATCGTAGTAACCTCACCATCTTCATAAGAAGCACTGGATATACCCTTTGTGTTTAATCCAGTCGATGTTCCAATTTCGGTTGAATTCCTTGTTAGCCTAAAAAGAACAAATTGCGATGTATTAACAAGGCAGGAATAATTGATACAAACAGTTACCAGTATCTTAGAAGATGTGCTTCTAGGAGTTATGGTGGTGTTAAGCACCGTGATCTCTTGCCCTGGAGCGGTTGCTGATCCGGAGTAGGTTTGTCTCGTGGTATCAACTGTCTGAACAGACTGAGGAGCGTTCGACGCATTGATTCCGAGCGCACTGGCTGCGATGGAGCGAAGTTTGCTGGAATCATTCGCATCGGTGATCAGCACCTTGTCGTTGGCCAGATCGACCGTGACATTGGTCAGGTTAGGAAGCGTGACCTCATTGGCGTTGATCGTCAGGAGATCGGTGCCGGCATTTCCGATCGTGGTGTTTCCGTTGACCGTAGCGTTGCCGGTGACGGTCAGGTTATTGGAGAGAGTTGCAGCACCGGTAACATCGAGCGTAGTCCCAACCGTAGCCGCTCCCGTGACACCGACTGAAGCGAGAGTGGTGGCTCCGGTGACTCCCAACGTGGTTCCGACAGTAGCCGCGCCGGTCACTCCTAGGCTTGCCAGCGTAGTCGCTCCCGTGACGCCTAGGGTCGTTCCAACCGTAGCAGCACCGGTAACACCCAAGCTGGCCAACGTAGAGGCTCCAGTGACTCCCAGAGTGGTCCCGATGGTAGCTGCTCCGCTTGTAGAAAGACTTGAGAGCGAGGTGGCTCCGGTTACCGCGAGGGTGCTGGCAACGCTTGTGGCACCAGTGAGAGTGGATGTACCGGTCACCGAGAGGTTGCCGGGGATCGCCAGATTACCACTAAGGCTCGTTGCGCCGGTTACGGTGAGGGTACCACCGACGACCGTGTTACCGCTTGCCGCGGCCACCGTGAGCTTGTTGGACCCGACGCTGAAGTCACCTGTGGTATTTACCGCGGTGGTGGATAGCTGGAGCGCGGAATCGATGCCGCTGCCATCTCCAACGGCTTTGAGGACCGTGGTCAGCGCGGAGTTGTCGGAGCTTTTTAGTAGGCCAGTGTATGTCGATGCGACGCTACTGCCTGTGAGTGGAGTTCCCATATCAGTTCTTCGGTAGTGCGTACCAACCAGCCGGCAGGACCACGGTGGACGGCCCCACCAGCTTCTTGTCCTTGTCGAAAGCGTAGACGCGAGCCTTAACAGGTGCGGCTAGCATCACCGGATCACCGGAAGGGACCAGGACCACCTTGGTCATCTGGCAGCCGAGGCAGTCCAGCAATGCGATCAGCCAGATCGTTCTTGAGATCCTCGGGTGCTTTTCCATGTTCGATCTTGGTGGGTGGTGTTTCCCTGAGCCAATCCAGAAGGGCCTTCAGGATCTGGTAGACCCAGTTCACTCGGGCTTCTTCTCGGCGTCCTTGGCCCAGATCAGGCCGATGCCGGCGGTCACCGCGGCGATGGTCGTGGTGATGTCCAGATGGGTAGTCGGGTCACCGTCGAACAGGGCCTTCATAGCCCCACCGATGGCAACGAGGATTGCACCGATGCCGGCGAGAGTGGTCTTGGTGTTCTTCATTTTCTAAAGAGTTTGTAAGCCCCGTAAATGGCGCAGAGCAGGCCAATCACGGCGGTGATGAGTCGAACGATGTCGGTCAGCCAGGGGATAAACGAAACAGCGGTTGCCGCTGCTGCTCCTCCCATGGAGGCGATCATCTGATTTGTGTCACCGCCGTGATTGGATGTGTCCATTTACTCGGAGGCTTTGGGGTTCTCAGCTTGTGAAATCAACACTTCAACAATCGGAACGGCGACCTTTGCGTTCTGGTAGCCGCCCGCTTTGATTGCGATGTCGATGAGTTGCAGCACGGTGTTAAACTGCTCTTGCGTGAGTTCGATCTTGATCATGCGACCGGAGAATCGACAACGGTGGCCGGCTCCGCAACCAAAACCGGCTCGGGAGCGGGAGGCACCCACGGCAGCGGCAGACTAACAACCGGCGGGTTGATCTGCGCTTCGATCTGCGCGGTGACGTTCGCTTCGATGGCCGACTTGTCCACGCCGTTTGCGTAGCACCAGTCTAGCACCTGCTGCTCGGTCAGATCGGCGTAAGGAGTGAAGCTACCAGTCGGCGGAGCGAAGCTGCACGAGCCGTAGCAGGTTCCGCTGTACGATTCCTGCGAGCCGTTGCAACGCCAGTCGGCGGTGATTACGACATCGGTGTAGGAGCCTTCGGTCGGTTTTACGAGAAGGCGTTCGATGAGCCAGAGGATGGTGGGCATGGTAGGATTAGAATAGGTCGTTCCAAGTAGATCCGTTGTAGCACTTCAGCTTATTGCTGCTGCTGTTGTAATAAACGTCTCCAGCTTCAGCACCGCCAGGATCGGCAGCGAGAGGGACAAAGCGAACTTGACCATCTGTTTTAACAATCATGCGTTGAGTATTGGTGGTTCCAATCGAAACAGATCCAGATTCTCTATTGTTGATTGAAAAATTGTTTACTGATGTAACAAGAGCAGTTCCATCATTTGCGCTTGATCCTGTGGTGCTGTTAAGGAACTTAAGCTCTGATGCAGTTGAACCATAAATAGTGATTCCTGTTCCTCCAGATTGAAGTGCCGACGATGATTGACCCAATGCGAGATTCCCACTCGCATCCAGCGTCATCGCTTGCGTGAAGGTGATGGCGTTTCCAGCTGTGCCGGAGGGGGCGACAAACCACGAATGAACCGACGAAGCGCGATAGAGTGAAGCGGTGTCAGTTTGCAGGTATTTGTAAGCACCCGCCCCGCTGTTGTATGAATTGAAAGAAAGCTCAATGTTTCCTGAAGAGCTTTGCGCAAGCGCACCATAAGCTCCAAACTGAAGAGCTTTTGCTCCAGCCACCCACGCACTCGGCGTAACCCCGATGCCGCAATTTCCCGCTGAGTCCACACGATAACGCTCGGCGCCAGCAGTCGTAACAGCAAACGTGTCTGCCGCTGGATAGTAAATGCCGGTGTTTGTGTCTCCAGTCGTTGTCAGAGCGGGAAGCAAAGCGGTGCCAGCAGCAAAGGTGGAAACACCAGTCACGCCGAAAGTCGTCCCCACCGTAGCCGCGCCGGTGATGGTGGCGGAGGCGAGCGTGGCGGTGCCGCCGGCTCCCAGGATTTGGTTCACGGTCACCTTCTTCGTGGTGCCGCTCGCCGCCATCGATGTGTCGGTAAGATCGACCATCGGGATGGGGAAGGTTGATGGGATGATCGGATTGGCTCCGATCGCCGTTAAGGCTGTGATTTTCGTATCTGGCATATCAGTAGACTGTTAGTATGAACTTGTTTGAATCTTCGGTCAGTAGCAGGTCTGTGCCGTCTTCGAGGGCGATCTTGTCATAAGTTCCGAACGTAATGACAATCTTGTCCCCATCCTCCAGAAGGACGAAGAAATCATCCTCCTGCAAAAGATCCCGGCGCAAGATAGGCGGATCGATCGGGGTGACATTCCCGCCGGATCCGCTGGACGTTAATCTTGTTCCGAGAGCGAGTGTCACGGCTTAAGAGTTGATCACTCCATTGAACGCAACCACCTGACCACTCGAAATCTGGAAACTGTCGATCGGTCCAGGAAGCGTGATACCAGCGGGGATGGTGGCCGACGACCAACTGCCGCTGATGTTCTTGCCGGTGATCGAAGTGAAGGTAGTCGGAGCAATCGTGGTGACCGCAACGAATGGGCCAGTGGTCAACGTGGTAACAAGGACAAGCTGGAACCCGCCGTTGCCCATCGAATATTCAGTGGCCAGATTTGAATTTGCGCTCATATATCCCAGATCTTGCGAATTTGATTCTTGCTGAAAGTGCTTTCAAAGCGGGAGCCCTGCCGGTCTTCCATCCGGCTGAATCCCTTCTTCACATGGTCCTTGAGTTCGGCCTCGCGGGCAAAACCGGTGACCCCGAAGCGGGCCACCGGCTGTCTGCTCCAACGCTTGCCATCAAGGACAATGGAATCAGTACCCATCGGAGCGATATGCTCGATGGACTTGCCATTGCTCTCGAAGGTGTAGATCGGCATATCAGGATTCCATCTCGCTATCGTACTCGGCGACCATGTCGCGCATACCCTTCTCGTCCATGGGGCCTTCCTTCTCCATACCCTTGTCGCCCTTGGACTCGTATTCGGCGGGCATACCGTTCACACTGCGGATCTCGACATAAGCCTCGCCGTTTTCGAGCTTCTTGAGAACACCGCGAACTTCCTCTAGGACAACTTCATCACCAACTTCGGGCATGGCTTGTTGGCCATCCTCCATGTCGGTGGAAAGAGCCTCGACCGGAATAGAAATCATGGGCGCATTGTTGTCAGCCTCTTCACATCCGCAAGCGGAATGAGAAGGGGTACCACCGATTGCTCGATGATACCCCTTGGGGCTGACGGCAATCACCATGATGGTGGCCGTCTTGGGTCGCATATTACAGCGTGGTCGAGGTCTTAGTACGATGCACCAAGTACCACACCGGGTTGTTGGTGTTCGTAACCGCGGTGTTACCAGCGGCCAAACGCAGAGCGGCGAAGTACAGCTTCACACCAACGGTGACGAGCTGGTTCAACGGATCGCTCTTGTCGGGGGTATCAGTGATCACGATCTTCGGAGACAACGGATCATCACCGGTCAGGGCAGGGATACCGAACGCCTCGTTACCCAAGAAGAACGAAGCGATGATGTCCTTGCCAGTGCCGAGACCGCCACCCGCAGGGGTAGCCTGATAGACGAACTCATCGGCAGCGGTACCGGAGCCGGTGCTGACAAACGAGTTGGTCTGATTGACCACGCGGCAACCGTAGATGGAGCCGACCTCGCCCTTGTAGAACGGGGTACCCTTGTTGCCGTAGTTAGAGGCGTTCAACCAGTCGCTGTCGCGCATCAGGTCGCGAGACACGCGTGGGTCGGTCGCCAGGACGTAGCCGCCGTTGATCAGCGGGGCGCGGTTGCGCTTCAGCCGGGTCATGGAATCGAGGACGGCGGACGCCGTCATCGTGGCATTTGCGGCAGCAGTCGCGCTGTTCAGATCAGAGAAGCTCTGATTAGTGAGCGTGGCGGGGTTACCGTACACCTTGATACCCGTAGGGTTCGCGTTCGCATTGACGTTCACCGCGTCATCGTTGGAAATCGAGGATTCGATACCAGTACCGATCGAGGATCCGCTGGCCAAAAGGTTGGAACCGATCAGGGTGTTACGAATCACCGAGTCAACCCAGAGGGCCATGTCCAGACCGCTGGTCTTGGTGGCCTGCTGGAGGGAGTTGAACAGGTCCGTAGCGCGGAGGATGTCGGTCAAACCGATCACCTGACCGTACTGCGAAAGCGTCTTTTCAAGACGGTTCAGAGACAGGGCGCGGTAGTTGGCCGTGCTGATAGGCGCACCTTCACCCGCAACAGTCAGGTTTTGAACACTGCCGATGCTCGGGGCTCCGAAACGGAACATCGAGATCGCCTTGTTACCATTGTTCTTGGGGATCGGGGCCTTCATGCCGAACTGATCAAGAATCGTCTCCTGCTGGACGATCGAGAGCAGCTCCTTGCTGAAGTAGTTCTGGAACTGGAGTTGAATGCCGGTTGAACCGGAAGTAGTGATAGGCATATTTTAGTTGAGGTTGTGCTACTAGGCTGCTTCCCGGTCGAACTCTCGTGCGGCTCGCATGAGCGCATCCCTCTGCTCCTTGAGGGATAACCGCGAGAAATC